TACTAATCCTATAGCAATAATAGCTGCTTTTACTTTATTTCTTATCGAAGAGATTAAGCTTCTCACCGGATTCCTCTTCTGAAGTTTCTGTATTATCATCAGCTTTTTCTGTAGTATTAGCTATAGGTAAAGTTCCTTTAGGTACGATAGTAATGTTTGCACTATTGCCTTTTTTACGACCAGCAATAAATTCTACAAGTACATCACTATCAGCTACATCAATACCCTGAGAAATAACGTAATCCCTAATGGCATCGTTAATTTCTTTGTCGTCAATCGTAATTTTCATCTTTATTCCTCGATTAAGTTTGGTTGTAAGTAAGATATGCGTAATGTGCGATCATGAGAGCATCACTTAAACCATCAAGTAATCCTCCCCTGGCGCCGCGTATATTAACAGTTGGATAAAGCCTTTCACAGATAGTTGCTACTTCTGTTTTTATAAGCTTTCCTTTCTTTTTTACCCCTACTGCAGATTGCCATTTTTTTGGCGTTATCCTATCTACAGATAATCCTGTGCATTGAGCTATGGTATTGACTGTTCCTACGTTATAGCCAAAATTAAAGTTAGATTTGGCTGAGGTACCGTATATTGAATGAACATCCTCAATCATAATAACTCGTAGCTCATATTGGCCACGGATCTGCTGGAACCACCTGAGAAGCTCTGCTGGCTTGTCTGTAGTGGGCTTAAAGGCTATTTGCTTGGTAACGGGTACTAATAGGCATAAAGCTCCCTTAGAGCCCGGGTCAATGCCTACGTAAGCGGTGTGTGGTTGTCTCATAGGTTACTCCAGTAAAGCTACCCTTCAGGCTACTTCGGCTGACGCCTACGTAGCCCTCAGGGAGCTAGTGAAGCTTCCTTATGACTGAAATAAGGGTGGTGGGGCAGCTACTGGTGCCGCGGCTCCTGGTGCACCTGCTACAGAGCCTCCAGCGACCTTTGAAGACTTATCAATCTCTTTATCCCCAAACTTCTCCTTCCACTTCTCCATAAATGCTGGAACAGTGTCGCCGGCCTTAATTTCAGCCTGGGTGAGCCCAGCTTCATTAAAGGCCTTATTGATTTCGTTGATATTGCGAGTCTCAGGACCTGGGATCCACTTATCACCGGACTGAACGTTCTTATTTTCTTTAATGTTAAGTAATCCGACAACAATGCGCTTACCTAACAGAGGAGTTAGAATTGGCATAGATTTCGGTAATTCCTTCTTAGCATCATAGTCATAGACATTAATGGTCTTTTCTTCTGCTGCTGAAGCAGTGGTAGCTAAATCCTGACCTGCAGCCAGATCACAAATTGAATTTACCTGGTTGTAGCCTGGAAGATATCGCTTATCACCAGACTGCTTATCGGTATAAAAGGGCTGACCTTCACGATTAGTGATATAAATAGTTTGCTTAATTTCACGGTTATCCTGGGTTTTTAGTACCAGATTAACTGCATCAGCGCCTTTCTGAGACTTGCTCATATAAGCCATGTCAATGGTGCAAGGATAAATGCCAGTAGGCAGAATAAAGCCACCTAAGGAATCCCGTGGCTCTTCGTCTTTAATGGTTGTGTCTTTAGCTAAGTTTTCAAACATGATTTTATTTCCTTTGGTTAGTTGAATAAGCGTTTATACACTGCAGTAGTGTGTAAAGATTACTTATAATAGGTATGTAACCTATTTAATAGCAATTGAGCATCGTTATCTATAAACGATTCTTTAATGCTAAATAACCCTAATGGCCCACGAATACGCTCATTAATGGTGTCTTTAGTAATCTTGGTTTGGAATACGTATTTATATTCCAGCATTGCTTCTTCATCACTAATAGTTAGTAATTCAGAAGAATAGGGTGCTAACTTAATAAGAGGTAATCTTTTAGTACTTACTACTGTACTAAAATAACTTTCTATTCCATTATTTTTCAATGAACCTTTAATTGGAACTTTAGTTTCCATGATCATTTCACTTTCATTAAGTACATCTAAAGTATGAGCAGTAAATATGACATTTTTAGTAGATACTGCTACATATTCTTGCATTAATTTTTTAAAGTATTGAAAGAATTCTCCCCAAGCTTTTCTTCCATCTGCAAGAGGTAAAATATACATACTTTCATACATATCCATTAAAAAGGTAAGACTATCTACAATAATAGTATGAATTTCAGGCATAGTTTCTGCTTGAGCAAAAGCTGCATGAACTTGTAATGGATCTACTATAATTGCTTGTTTAAATTTAGATTTAAATGGTAATTTTTTACCCGCTTCACAATTTAAATACATTACCCCTTCTGGTTTATTTAAATTACGAAATGATATAGATTTACCAGTACCGGTTTTACCACTGATTAACACAAGATTATCGTTCATAGTAGCTCCTTATAAAGTCACAAAAACCACCGAAGGTGGTCAAACTATTGTTTCATCTCTCATTGATATTTTTTTACCAACAGTACGCATTACTGTACTTAGTATTTCTTCATCAGGAAGACTATTAGGTAATTTGTTATTAAAGTCCATGACAGCATCTAAAATACTCTCATAGTTTCTTCCGCTATCTACTAACATTAGTGCGTAACGTACTAATTGATTATTACGATTACCGCTATTGGTTTCATTTAGAAACCAACGTTGAACATTATCTAAAGAAGAATATTTATTTAATGTCTTAACTCGTTCTTCATTCTTTTTAGTTTTAGGAATAAATTGAAGAGCATCAAGTATTTTACCTTCGTTATACCAATATTGTGGTGCACTGCATAACCATTTTCTAGCTACATCACTTGTTTGTCTATCAACATTGAATGGAAGAAATTCATATAAATTTTCCATGAATTGCCTATGGTCTACAGAGTTAAGTTTTAATACATGGCTTATAGGAAATATAACTCTGAATCTATGTGCTTCTGGAGTATGTCTTTTAGTAGTATGCATTAAATATTTATAATCTTTTAATAAAAGTTTAGCAGTATCTACATCAATACCTTCATCTACATCTACTACAGCTAAATTCATACCTGGTATAGCATGATCACTATCTCTATATCCGGCCATTATTTTAAGTCCTTTGTATGTGTACAATAATATTTACCATTACTACGTCTAAGTATAATTGTGTCAATTTCACCTTCTTTTGTTGATAATACTGGTGGTGTACCATGAGGCCAAAGAAATTCTTCGGGCCAAATAAGTAAATCTGGTTCTAAAAGTTTTCTTACTTCATCAAGTATTTTCATTATTCTTCACTTAAATGAGTAGCAACCCAATGTACATTTTGAGCTGATATTAATTTATGTAAATCTTTCCAATTAACTTCTTCATTTTGATAGCCACGAGTAATATCGGTGCTATAACTTAAAATACATTTATCTAATTCAGTTTCTTTTAATGCATCACCTGAATAGAAAGTAACATCATCAATTTCTTCTGATTTAATAATAATATTATGAGTATATCCCCAGGCTGTTGCAGTCTTTAACATATCTTTACGATAGTTATCGAGTATATCCCCAGGCTGTTGCAGTCTTTAACATATCTTTACGATAGTTATCTGCACCTTTAAAGAAGGGAAGATCAGCCATTATGTCTGCTATGGTTACTTCACCTTCCAATTGAGCTAGATATTTAGCTAATTTAACGTATGGCTTATCTCTATTAAGTATTTCCAGGAATGCTAAGCCAGAATCTTCAACTAATTTAATAGCATTATAGGCGTACTCTTCTCTAATAACTGTATCGCCATTAATAAATGCATAAGCACCAGCAAGTTTAAGAGCCTTAAAATACCTATGGCTCATTTCTGCTTTTTGGATTTCTTTATGTTCACTATATGTATCTGCAATACGTTCGCATTCCAAACGGTATTCAATAAAAAGTAAAGCTACATTCTTTTTCATTTCTAATTCTTTATTAAAATGTTGCATATCAGCTAAGCCACCTAATTGATTAGATATTTTATTGATATAGATTTCATCAGTTTTATTAACCATTCCATCATAGACTTCTTGAGGAGTGGGTACATTTTCTTTTTTAGCATGTTTGTTATAACCAAATAAACATCTTCTGGCATAACCAGTTTCAAGCATAGAGTAAAATTCTTCTTCTATTTTACCACCATTAAGCAATTTACTAGGAGTACCAAATAACATCATGTTAGTTGGAGTACACCCATCTATTTCTTCATTTCTGGTGTGGTCATTAGTATTTTTAATTAATTTAGTTTTAACAAAACCAAGATCAAATAATTCCAGAAATGTACCTAAGATTTCTGCATTATTTAACATATTATTCCCTATCTCATCTATTTCAAGATTGAGTGAGCCTGCGCCGGCCATAAGAAGCTTATGACGCATTTGCTTTAATGCTGGAGTGGTACCTGAATCAAATGAAAATAATAGAGGACCAGCTTCCTTCTCATCATTTGGATCAGTAGTATTTTTACCGGATCGTTTCATAGAAAGGCTTTCTATATTTTTTTCAGCAATGATAGGAAAAGTAATTTCAAGAAATGCATCTTTAAATACACCTATAACATCTTGTTCAACAATATTAGTACTAAAATTCTTACCATGACCACTGGGAGCTAGATTTAATGCGTATAAACTTACAGGAATACTCCCCCTATCTACTGTTTTAATTGTAGCTCTCATCATTGATGCTACTTTAGCTAAATAATATGAAACCATTACCCTGAAGAATAATGGGTCAGATGATCTGGTTTTAGTCATTAGAATATCAGCTAAACGGTCTACTATTGGGAAGTAGTCCATATCTTCAACTTTCTTCATCTGTTACTCCAAGTGTATAAACATAAGAATGTTTTTTAGGAAATTTACTTATTAAATTATTGTTAACTTTCATTGCTGCCCAATCGTCTTCAAATATTCGTAAACTATAAGATACGGGATATTCTTTACCAGGATGTATTGATTTAAAATTGGGATTATTATAATTACCATATCCACCAGTACCTGTATGCATATGAGTACCATTTAAACCATCAAATCCCATATGTCGTGGTTCTTTTTCAAATACCATCCATATTCTCCCTTCCCAACCTGGATAACTTGTTGGTAAGTCAGGATTACTATAAAAATTCATAGGTTTACCTACAGGAGAAGCATGAGTACAACTAATTTCTTTACTATGTTCAAGTACCCAAGATAAATGTAATACTTTATTTTTTATGCTTCGCATACTTAATTTTTTATTAAGTACTTTAACTATGAAGTATCCCATATCATCAAGAGAAGTAGGATACTCAAATCCTTCAACAATTACATTGCCCAATTGGAACCTCCTATTTTAATTTAGATCTATCTATTTTACCTTCCCATACAGCTGCAATAGCTCGACTAGATTTATGCATACTTAAGTTACGATTAATTTCTTCTATTAATGCTGAAAGAGATTTATTATCGAGAGTAAGTTCATTATATCTTAGCCATTTAGTTCGATAGTACATAACTTTATCAAAACGTATTTTTGTCCATGGACTACGATCAGCTTTTTTTGGTAATGGTGGTTCTGAAAAGATATAAGTCTCGTTATATAGTTTTTTACCAGCAGTATAAATATCATGTACTAATTTAGGAATCAGTGAATAAGCTATAATTTTAACTACTGGAATTTGTATCATAGTTTTAAAGCTCCTGATGCAATAAGTTGTTCAGCTTGAGTACATGAAGGCCTGGCATTGCAATATCCACAACGCTTAACTTCACCTGGAATTGTATCAATTACACCTACATTACCATCTGCTGTTAGCCTAGTAATGGCATCAGCCATTGTATCAAAATTCTTGGTTGCTCGCTTCTTATTTGCAGGATTTTTATAGTATTTATATACAGGATCTTTCTGCCAAAGATCTTCAGGAGTACACATAGGTAACTCAGCTGCTGTTAATCCCATATGAGCTTCTATTAAATTTAATCTATCTGTTAACCATTGTTCAGTTTCAGCATATGACATTAATTGATGTGACTTAGTAGCTACACGTTGTTGTGGATAAGTTGAATCCTGCATAGCTTTAACTTTAGACCAATCAGTAAAGATATATTCAATATTAATTGTATCTTGAGTAACAATATCTGGGTTTAACCAACGATAAATAGAGCCTTGGAGAATATGATCTTTTTCATTACTTCCAAATATCCATCCCCATACAGATGTAGATTTATAGTCATGAAGTTTACCTTCCATAACTTTGTCAAATTTACCTGAAATAATAAAATTACCTAGTGGTTTTTTAGTACGGC